ACGCTCGTTCGTAACACTTCTTATGAACTTTCTTTCTCCCGTCCCTCCAAAGGCGTCAAGAGCGAAAGCACTCATCTAAATGTTACGGGCTTTAATCCCGTCACCGGTGAAGTCAACAAGGTTCGCCTCGATGGTCGCGCCGTTGCTACCCTTCGCAAGATTCTTGCCAAGTAATAATTAAAAAGGTTATAGTTCAAAACCCCCAATGTAAAAGTTGGGGGTTTTTTATTGACATTTTATAAAAAGATGTCATATTAAAGTCATGAAAATTGACTTACAATCTATCGACAAAGAGTCGTTTATGGTTCATCAACACTTTGTTGGTGAGCATGAATGCTTTTTGGTGCAACCCATTCATTTTGGTGTGGTTTGGGTAAAGGAAAACCTCATTTATCGCTCTTCGTTGTGGGATAAAGATGGGCATCCCGTTTCACTTTCGTTCAAGAAATTCTTCAATTGGGATGAAAAGCCTGACATTTTTCCAGCACCTTCTAACCTAACTGGTGCGAAATTGATGGAAAAGCTTGACGGTTCTACTTTAATCTTTTCTCGCTACAAGGGTCAAACTGTTATTCGCACACGTGGAACTGTAAATGCTCGTATGCAAGCAAACGGTCATGAGATAGACTATTTGTTGCAAAAGTATCCAAAGTTTGCAACTATGCTGGAACAAGCCGACACATACGATCAATCGTTTATATGCGAATGGTTGAGTCCAACCAACAGAATTGTGCTGAATTATGGCGATGAGCCAGACATGAAGTCAATTGCTGTAATCAACCACGTAGATTATACACTTGCTCCACAGAGTGTATTGGATGTATATGCAGAAAATTGGGATTTACCACGTCCTCGCACTTTCTCTTACAACTCCGTTGAAGAAATGAAGTCGGCAGTTGAAGTGTTGAAAGATCAAGAAGGTTTGTGTGTATATTATGGAAACGAACAACAAATTCGTAAAGTAAAAGCCGCTACATATCTTTTCTTGAATCGTGCAAAAAGTGAAATTTCTAGCGTGGACAAAGTGATTGATGTGTATATTGATTGGTTTATGCCACGTAACACATTATCACACGAACCAACTGGTTATGTAGAATTCTTTGAATATCTAACTGAAAAGTTTGATTTTGAAATTGCTACAATGGCAACTGGACATGCTTCGCGTATCTGCGATGCTATGAAAGAAGTTCACAAGATTATGACTGCATTGTTTGAGTTTGCGTCTGCTCGTATAAACATTCCTCGTAATATTGCCGCCAAAGAAATCTTACAAGCATACGGCAGCACAGGCAGGGCCGCAGTCATATTTAGACTTTTAGATAAAAAGCCGGTCACTGCGGAAGATTATAAAAAGATATTGTACCAAGTATTGAAGTAACAAACACGGGGCTTGACATTATATAGTTTAAGCCCTATTCTATTTATACAATATGACAAAAACAAAAACCAAAGAAGTCGCGACTAAAGAACAAGCTGTTAAACGCCTTGTAATCGGAGACAAAGTATTAAGTGCTTCGGGCAAGATACTTACAGTTTCACTTGTAGTTCTAAAATCAAATCGCACTATCATTTTGTTTGACGGCGACATGGAAGTTGATTTTGATCCATATTTTCAAATCAGAGTCGTTCAATAATATGACATTAGAAACTGTTATAACAAATCTCAACAATACTATATCAGGCAAGCAAGAACTGTTTGATATATTGACTAATCATTCAAATAACGAAGTCATTATACAAGTTCTGAATACCAATATTGGCGAGTTGCGACGTATTCGTGAAGATTTATTAAGAGTACAAATATGTCAAAAAAGCTCTTGACTTTTTATAAAAACGAGTTCATAGTTATTTGTATAGGATAAAAATATGAATGTAATCAATCAACCAGTACTATGTTTGAACGCCGCTTGGCAAGTCTTGGATACCAAGACTGTCAAAGAAGCTTTCATCTCTATGCTTGGCGGCGACGGTGGTAAAAACCCACCCGCTATGGCTATTGACATGACATTTCCCGCAGACGAGGATGGTAAAGTTGACTGGAATTCTCCAGAATACACCAATCCGGTTGGCTGGGATGTTTGGAAGACCCTTCCAATCAGAGACTATGACTTGACTATTAGCACCGGTACCATGACTATTCGTGCTCCGCGTGTTATCATACAGCCAAATTATGGCAAGATGCCTGTGGTTATTCAACGTCCAACCAAAGATGCTATTAGAAAACGCGACGGTGGTATTTGTCAATATACCGGCAAGGTTCTTACAAACAGAGAAGGTAATGTTGACCACGTTATACCTCGTGCTCAAGGTGGTAAAAACACCTTTGAGAACATGGTATGGAGTTGCAAGGAAATCAACTCGGCCAAGGCAGACAAAACCCCCTCACAAGCAGGTTTAAGGCTTATTCGTAAGCCATCGTCTCCAAAGCCAATTCCTCGCAGTTCTACCATCACGGTTGCACATCACCCAAGCTGGGTATACTTTATGAGTAATGTCACCGAAGTAAGAGGCGTGGCATAAACAATAATATTGACAAACAAAAGGATGCTCTACAATATAGGGCATCCTTTTTTATATTATGAATATCTTCCTTCAACTTGGAATTAACTTGTTATTTTCGGCAGCATTGATGTATATTTTTTACATCTACAAGATTCGTCCAACGCAACAATCTTTCCAAGAATCGCTTAAAAAGCAAAAAGCAATGTTTATAGAATCTGGGAATGCTATAACTGACACATTAAAAGTGGCTTTTGAAAATTTGAAAAAATCAAGTAACGACCAACATAAAACAAATGCAAAACTTACAGAATATAATTCAAGATTACATAGACTTGAACAACGTCAACGTGGCTTGGTTAGTAGCCGAGGCGGGGAAGATACAGATGACGGAGAATTTGGAAAAACTGAACGAGATTCGTTCCAGAATCGCATTCGCCCAAAGGGAAATCGAGGAATTGAGAAATGAGATAAAAAGTCTTGACTCTCTTTGCAAAAAACTTAAAATAAATAGTGATAAAGTATACATACAATGAAAACTAATACAGATACCGCTCGCATGGCAGAATTCGGCAAATTGGAAGTTGGAAATAAATTTTATTTGTCCAACCCAATCGGCATGAATGAAAATGCAGCATACACAAAAATCGTAAGTCAAAAAGACAGTGACGGAAAATGGTCAAATGCAAATAATGTATTTGGCTTGCGTACATTCGTTCAATATGACAAACGTATTTGGGTAAAATGAAAAAAGCAAAGTCTAAAGATTCCGCAGATTCTAAGCCAAAAACCAAAAGTTTGTTTGATCATATCAATCATGTGCGTGAGGGTAAAAACCCAAACTATTTTAGCACATTGACTGATGCTGACAAAAAGACATGGAGCAACTATATGGTGTGCAGATTCTTGAGTATGCAAGCCGATCTTGTTGATACAATCAACGACTTGCAAGCATACCAAGATAAGCTTACATCCGAGCAGTTTTATAAACTATGCATCGCCGTTGTACCAAAAGGTCGTAGATTTGACGCATATATCAAAAGCAAAGCAGATAAGTATAACAAAGACTTGCTTAGTTTATTGTCGCGTCATTATCAAGACAGCGAGCGCAATATAGTAGAATATCTACAACTATTATCCAGAAGCGAGTTGTTGAACATTGTTTCGCTGTATGGTTATAGTGAAAAACAAATCAAAGATTTGCTTGAAAAGGCTTGACGAAAATAGTCAAGTTGCTATTCTTGTAACATATGAGTAACAAAAAAGTGATCGGACTTAGTGGAGTTGCACGCGCAGGAAAAGATACATTTGCCGCCATTCTTGAAATGAAACTTCAACAAGCTGGGAAATCTGTAAAAAAGGTTTCATTGGCTGGGCCATTGAAACAGCAATGTGATTCATTTTTGACAAATAGTCTTGGCATATCCGCATTTACCCAAGTCACAGAAGAAAAGAATATTATGCGTCCATTTCTTGTGTGGTACGGCGACGCTCAACGCAAGCGTACCAATGGTAGATATTGGATTGAACTTGCAAACAAAGAAATTCAAGAAAGTAACTATGACTATTATATCGTAACTGATATTCGTTATGACGCATACGAAAAAGACGAGCTACATTGGTTAAAGACCGAAATGGATGGATTGCTATGTCATATCAGTAAATGGACAGGTTCTGAACCATACACTCAATTTGTTCCTCCTGCAAATGAACATGAGGCACTCAATGATCCAAAAATTAGAATCGCAGCACATCACAGAGTTCAATGGCGTGATGTTGGCAAAATGTCTGCAACTGAATTGTTGCATGATCCTGAACTAACCGAACATGTTGATGAGTTTATGATTAAGTATGTCAACCAGCGTTAATTTACGCCGTTGTCATCTTCATCATCTTCATCATCCTCGTCGTCGTCTTGATTTGCATCCTCAAGTTCGTTCTTTAAATTTATAAAGTCTTCTTGAGTTAGTCCAAGTTCATTTATAATGGCAGATACAAGAAATGCCATTTCGCGTGTAGAAAGATTTTGTTTCTTTACGTTTTGAGAAAATTTTGTAACAATTGCTACAATCAATTTTTTATTTTTTGACTGGTCTGGTGGATATATGATACCAGGTATAGGATTGTTCTCGTCATGCATATCCGAGATTTTTTTCATTTCTTCATCGAGCATTTGGTTATACTCTTTGTCGCTTGATGTCACACTCTTAATGAGTGCTTTTAAGTCTTCGATATCTTGTTTCTTCACAATTTTTGCAACTGTGAAATTTTTGAGCACTCCCGCTTTCTGTAAAACGTGACTGAAATATGGTTTGTTCATCTATATGTTATTTCTTTGTTAATAAATATAACAGTATTTAATTTGACATCATATTTTCTTTCTGTATAGTAATTGGATATGTCAAACGAACAATTCTTTGTTGAAGAACCCGCTGAAAAAGTAATTTCTATTGAAAAAGCCGTTGAGGCCGCTGCAAGCGGATCTGTTGAAGCCGTTGCGTCAAAAGAACCGGAGAAGAAATTAAAGTCGGTGAGTTTTAGTCAATATAGTAAGTGGCTAAAATGTCCTATGGAATGGAAACTTTCTTATATAGACAAGCTCGCACCATACGAAGCAAGTATACATACCACATTTGGTACGGCTATTCACGCTGCTTTACAAGAATATCTTCGCTTATTATATACAGTCGATACAAAAGCCGCAGATTCATTTGATGCTATGGGCTTATTCAAGAAAGAGTATGAAGAAGGCTTAAAAGACTTGAAGATTGCTACAGATGAACAGATGGCAATCATTGAGGAAAAAGTGAAAGATCAAAATTTTACAGACGAACAACGCGCCGATTTTATTAAAGAAGAGTTGGATAGTATCGGTTTGATTACAAAGTCCGTAGTTGCCGAGTTTGAGAACGACGGTAAAGTTATTTTAGATCATGTTCTTGGTCATTCCATTCGTGCCAAGCATTTTCCAAGTAAGAAATATGAACTTGTAGGTATTGAACTTCCGTTAGAAATACCATTAAGAGGCGGTACTATAATGTATAAGGGTTTCTTGGACATTGTATTCAGAGACAAAGATACCAAAAAGATACTTATTTTAGATTTTAAGACCAGCACGAACGGTTGGAACAAATATCAAAAGGCCGATAGAACCAAGATTGACCAACTATTGCTGTATAAACGCTTTTATAATCAAATGTTCAAGATTCCTATGTCTGACATAGAAGTTGAGTTCTTTGTTGTTAAACGCAAACTATACGAGGATGTTGCGTTTCCTCAACAACGTATTCAACGCATATCTCCACCAGACGGTAAGATGAGCATGAAGCAAGTTGAAACCAGTTTCTTGCAGTTTATCAATGAAGGATTTGATGCTACTGGTGAATATAATAAAGACACTGTGTTCTTGAAGAATCCTGGCAAAGCAAAAAAGAATTGCAAATATTGTATTTTCAAAACGCTCAAGAATAGCAAGGGTGAGCTTTATTGCGACGGAAAAGAAAGCTGTTAGTTCTTATATTGATGTTTTGTTTTTTATATATATGGAATACTAATTTTCATATATATGTATATAGACAATTCATTAAATACTATGAGACTAAAATCAAATCACGACACATCATTTACGTCAGTACATGTTTTCAAAGACAAATATACTGCTTTCAAAGAAGCAGGAATTAGCGGAGGCATGACACTGCAAAAGCTAGTAAATCGTTGCGTATATCTTTACATTAACGATCCAGATTTCAGAAAGAAGATTGACGCGGAAAATACACTACAAATTAGTGGAAGTGCATTTTAATATAATTTGACAATATTCAAATTTAAAACATACTAAAGGTTATATATGGTAAATGGTTATATCCCTCAAAAAGACAGAAAGAAAATCATACTACTTTGCGACGATCTTCGGATGCATTCTGGTATTGCTACAATGGCAAGAGAGTTCGTAACTGGACTTGCTGGAAAGTACAATTGGGTACAAATAGCAGGTTCTGTTCAACATCCTGAAAAGGGTAAGATTCTTAACCTTGACGGCGCTGTAAATCAAATGGCTGGTATAAGTGACGCATATGTTCGTTTATATCCTGTTGATGGCTATGGCAGTCCTGATATTCTAAATGAAGTTATAAAGCTTGAACAACCTGATGCGTTACTTCATTTCACCGATCCTCGTTTTTGGATCTGGTTGTATCAAATGGAACGCGAAGTTCGCCAAAAACTACCAATTGGTTTTTACAGTATTTGGGACGATCTTCCATATCCTATGTATAATCGGGCATACTATGAAAGCTGTGATTGGATTGGTGCAATCAGTAAGCAAACAAAGAATATTGTTGAAGGTGTTCTTGGTTCAAACTTAAACAAACCAACCAAAGTTAGTTATGTACCACACGGTATCAACACCAAGATTTTCAAACCTCTTACAACCGAGGGTGAGCTAAAAGACTTGGCAGTATTAAGAAAGCAATTGCTCAAGAAGGATTATAACTATGTTATTTATTATAACAATCGTAATATTCGCCGCAAGCAAACTTCTACAATCATGCTTGCATATCGCAACTTCTGCGATAACTTGACCAAAGAAGAAGCAGCCAAGTGCGTATTGCTCATGCATACAGCTCCATTAGACGAAGCGGGTACAGATTTGCCAGCATGTAAAGAAGCATTCTGTCCAGACTATGATGTTATTTTCAGTGGCGACAAGATTATGCCAGAACGCATGAATCAATATTATAATATCGCTGATGTAACTATCAATCTTTCCGACAACGAAGGATTTGGTATTGCAACTGCCGAAAGTATCAGTTCTGGTACTCCAATCATAGTATCTGTTACGGGCGGTCTGCAAGACCAATGTGGATTTACAGATGAAAATGGCAAGCCAGTTGAGTTTAATCTTGGCTGGGGAACAAACGCCGATGGTCGCTACAAGAATCACGGAACATGGGTTACTCCAGTATACGCCGGTGCTAGAATGGTACAAGGTAGTATTCCTACTCCATACATTCTTGCAGATTATGCCAAATGGGAAGATGCTGCCGTTGCTATGATGCACTGGTATACAGTTGGCAGAGAAGAACGCAAGGCTCGTGGTCTAAAGGGTCGCGAATGGTTAATGAACGAAGGTCAACTAAGTTCTGAAAGCATGTGCGAAAAGATGGCCGAAGGCTTAGACAATATGATGAAAGACTGGACTGGTCGTGAACGTTTCAACATACATCGTCATGATGAATATGTTGGACACAAGATGCCAGAAAAGAAACTTGGATTCATCTTACCAAAGATTGATCGTGAAGAAGCAAAAAACAAATTCAACTAAAAAAATATTATGGCAAAAGCACTAACAAAAGAAGAAGCAAAGACAAAAGTATACGAGCTAACAAAACAGCTCGCCGAAATCAAGAAGGAAAAGAAGTCAGCTAATATTGATTTCAAAGATCGCATCAATGACGTAGAAAACGAAATTGAAGCAATCATTGACGAGCAAGAAGCCCAAAATACACCAGGCACGGCTCCCTAAACAAAAATAAAGGTTATATAAAATGAGCAACGAAATAAAACCAGTTTGCGTCCTACAAGGACCAATTGCATCTCGATCCGGTTATGGCGACCATTGTTTTCAAATAGCAACGGCTCTAATCAATTCTGGAAAGTTTGATGTGAAAATTATCCCTATGCGTTGGGGCGTTTGCCCAAACACAATGCTTGATGACGAAAATGCTTATATGGTCAAAGAGATCAAAAGTAGAATCGCCACAAACATCAACGCACAACCTGAACTATTTGTTCAAGTTTCTATTCCCAATGAATTCAAACCAATGGGCAAGTTTAACATCGGCGTAACAGCTGGTATTGAAAGCACGATTCCAAAAGCAGAATGGATTGAAGGATTGAATCGCATGGACTTGAACATTGTTCCTTCTAACTTCTCCAAGGATGTATTTGTTAAAGCTTCATTCTCCAAGCGTCATGAAAATGGCGTAGAAGAAAAGGTGACGCTTACAAAACCAATTGAAGTGGCATTTGAAGGTGTGGACACAAACATATACAAAAAGACGAGTGAAGAGTCGCCGGAAATTGACGCATCTTTGGATGCAATTCCAGAGAACTTCTGCTATTTGTTTGTCGGTCACTGGATTCAAGGCGACCTTGGCGCAGATCGCAAGGACGTTGGAATGCTTGTAAAAGTATTTAGCGAAGTATTCAAGAACAAGAAGAATCCACCCGCACTTATCCTCAAGACAAGTGGTGCGACGTTCAGTAAAATGGACAAGACTGAAATCTTGAAGAAGATCAATGATATTAGACAGCACTTGGTTGGCAATCTACCAAACATATATCTAATCCACGGTGAATTGACGCCAGTTGAGTTGAATCGCTTATATAATCATCCAAAGGTCAAGGCTCACGTCAGTCTTACCCACGGTGAAGGCTTTGGTCGTCCATTGCTAGAATCAACTCTTAGCGGAAAACCATTGCTAACAACCAATTGGAGCGGACATATTGACTTCCTTCCAGCTGAAATCAGTAACTTGCTACCGGGTACACTTGGCAATGTACCACAAAGTGCGTGCAACGACTGGCTAATCAGAGAATCGCAATGGTTCAATGCAAATTATAGCGTTGCTGCTCAAAAGTTGGAAGATATATTTGAGAACTATATCAAGTATATTCCAAATGCTGAAAAGCTTCGTCAACAAAACAGCGAAAAGTTCACACTTGAACAAGGTAACAAAGTGTTTATGGACATTCTAGACAAGAGCCTACCGGTTTTTGAAAAGAAGGTTGCTATTACACTACCAAAGTTTAAGAAAGTAACTCCTGTAACACCGGCATAATGAACATCAGTTATTTAGTAACTTGTCACAACGAAGTGGCCGAGTTGGAAAGATTGCTATCGCAATTATACTCGGCCATTTCGAAGACCGATGATGAAATTGTCATCTTGGATGATTTTTCGGACAATGAGGATACTAGAAGAATGTTGGCATTTCATCCATTGTTTAGCACATCTTCCAAGTTGGGTAGAGTAATTCAACATAAACTTGACAATGATTTTGGTACGCACAAGACTTTTGGTAGTCGTCAATG